CTGGAAAGACCCATTTTTACTAATTCGTTATCCGTTAAGATTATTTATCATCACATATATATTCAACTAAATATTTAAAAAATGCTCATACAATGAAATCATATTCTGACCTACAAGAGGACTTAGAGCAAAGAAGAAAAGAAATGCAATCTAAGCAAAAAAAGCAAATAGAGGATCGTAAAAAGAAAGCAATATCATACCGAGATATAGTAGCTGGCAATATGGAGAAAGAAAAGAAAAGACAGCAAAAAATGCGAGATCAGGAAGAAGAGAGAAAACAGGCAATACGTGCACGTAAAGCAATGAAAGACGAAATCAAACGTGAACTAGAATCCGAAAAAAACTAATAGGGCAAAAAATACCTGGAGATTTTTTTGCCCCGATTTTGGAATAAAAAGTTGAATTTCCCTCAGAGTGGTTCCGAATAAAATACCCTCTCTTCCTCTACCTTATCACGCACAAAGCTAATCACATTCATAAACTCATCAACAGTCTCACATTTAACAGTCTTCTTATCTCCACCATCTGAATACAAATACACTGTTCTTTTACTGGTGTCTATGACACACTTGGATAGTAAATCATCATCCATTATCAACACCTCTTCCATAATCATAACCTGAAATAGAAAATTGAGTTGGATCTCCTGGGTAATCTGCTGGTGTCTCTCCCTCATACTCAACTATCAATGGTTCTCCATCCTTCCTTGCTGCCATAATAGTATAGAAACAATCTACAGGCATCCCACCTTGAGCTTGAAGATAAACTTTTCTTTCTATAGGTGATATTCTTTTTACAATAACATTCTGATGAGAGCCATAGGCAGTAAGTTGAACTGTTATAGATCCATAATCAACTAAACTATCCCAATAAGTAGGTAAATCTATTACATTCTTTCCATTACATACTCTTCCTCTTACATATACAGCAGCTTCAGGTCCTTCTACACATATATGCCTTAATCTATGACCTTTAGCACTAGGATGCTTAATATCAAATCCTTTCCACCCTTGTCTATTAATAGTACTATTTGTCAAAGCAACTGCCTGTCCAGTACATCCCTGAAGGTTAGTTGTATGGAGGTTCCCATTATTAATAGTCACATCTCCCTCAACCACTAAAGAATCAGAGGGATGACTCTCAACATCTGTATTATTCTCAGGACCTATCATTACAGTAGCAGATACATCATTAAAAGCATCATCTTTACCTACCTGCAATGGACCTTCCAAGTAGGAAGCTCCTCTTATTTGATCTTCTCCTTTACCTAATGCTTTAGGTTTACCCCAACCAACGAATAGTTGTTTCCCAATAGTGATGTTACCAAATTTCATTTTGCGTTTCTCTCCTCATTTTGTGATACTATAGAGTCATCAGCAGACAATTTAGAACGTCTAGTTTTAGTAGTTCTATCAGCAAAGTCAGCTAATCCAGCATAAACATCTAGGATTCCTTTGCCAATTATATTTACAGTAGACTCAGAGAATATTTTAGTAGAAACTTTTGATTGAACATCAATCATTTGAGAATCTAATGTTATCTTCTCATTAGAAGTTAAAGAAATAACTCCAGCCTTACCATCAAACCCAGTAGCAATAAGTTCTATATCTTCTGCTGCTATTTTAACCTTTCCTCTGGGTGCTGTCAAGATGATGTCACCATTCTCTGCTTCATAAAAAATAGCAGGGATATTATTAGGAGTAGTAGAAGGGATAGTATAGTTAACTATATCCTTTCCTGCCTTAACTGTAAAGGTTCCAGGACATATGGTTCTAGTAGAACCCTTAGATCCATTATCAGAATCTCCAGTGTTTTGCATTACAAAATAGTGACGCCCAGCATCCCTTCCACTTTGCAACAGGACGCCAGATAATTCATTGGCTTCTCTATAAGATCCAAAACTTATTCTGCCATGACTATTTCCACTATACAGTGGATGATGATTAATTTTTCTTCCCATTAGAATTTACCTACACAATCTATTACTTGAACAATTTGTCTAGAAGCAACTACTTCTGGTTCAATATTTTCACCCACTCTATTTACCCTAAAAACTGAAGTCAACTGAGCATTATAACCTGAATCACTTTCAATGTAAATAATGGGTTCCTCCGTAAATCCTATACCTCCCTTAATAACATCAACTCCAATGATAGATCCTAATGGGTCACATTTAATAGACAACTCTGCACCATTAGAAGGTTCAATCACCACCTTATCCTTAGAACAATCATATCCATATCCAGAATCTTTAATATTAATATCTTCTATCTCAAGTACCACAGGATATTCACCTTTACTTGTGGAAGGGAATGGTCCTTTTTTATATCCACTAGGAGGCAAAGGAGGACATGTGATAGATGTTGGTTCATCAATGATCTGAGTACCACCTCCAGGAGGAGTGTATTCATCTCCAGGATAAAGAGGAACAATTTCTCCTGGTTTATGGGGAGTATCATAAATTCCACCAATCCCTCCACTACCAGGGAACTGATCTCCTCTTCTTATTATTGTCTCATCTGGTGTTGCCCAAGTTCTTCCACTACCACCCTTACTTCCATCAGGTGAAGGAAGATAATCTATTCCACTCTCATCTATTATCACTCTTACAACTTTATCCCCTTCGAGAATAGCTCTTGCCACAGCACCCCTACCACTATTACAAGAGTCATTAAATACAACTCTAGGAGGAGAGATATACTGTCCTCCAGTATCTACAATATCTACTCCTAAAATAGTAGTAAGAGCACTGACTATAACATTTCCTCTTGCTCCACTACCACCTCCACCTATAAACTCCACAGTAGGTGGACCACATTCAACTGGACCAACATTACATCCACCAATACCACTAGCAAAATCTTTAAAGGTATTTGAAAAATCTAAATTGCTTACTTGATCTGCTGCTTGTTCGAATAATGACTTAGCTTGTTTAGCTTTGTTTAATATACTATTAAAATCAAAACTAACTGGAGGCTCTGCACCACTCACTGGATTCCATTCCTTTACATCAGAACAGTTAGGATCTTGATCACAATTAAGGAAGGAAAGAGCATCATTAGCCATCCCCATTATATCACTAAGAGCATCAGCTCCTGCTCCTAGACCTTGCAATATAGATTTAACAGGAGCTAATGCTTCATCTAACATCCCATTAACCTTTCCCATAATATCTCCAGTAAAATCAACAGCAGCACATTGAGGAACATTAACCATTCTATCTGTAGCTTGATCTAAAAATCCTTCTACCATTCCACCAAGATCTCCTATCACATTTCTAAAGGCACATGACAATGCATCATTAGCCTTTTCTACATCTTGTTTTATTTTTCCTAACTCTGTAGGAAGTGCTTCCTTATACTTATCACTAGCAGCATCATTTAATTCCTTAAGAGCTTTCTTCTGTTGCTCTGTAACTATCTTTTTAATCTTCGATGTTACTGCTTTACCAGCATTATCTTTTACCTTAGCAATTTCATCCTCTATACTTTTAGGGACTGTAGTAGATACCTTTGTTTCCCAATCATTAAAAGTCTTTTTTAATCTATGAATATCATTATTCATATTCGTTATATCTCTCTGTATTCCTACAACAGGAGATGGTTCACACTTACTATTAGAAGGTAAGTAAACAGGTTTCTTTTCATTATCATACTGTTCCTTACTTGCACCATCCTTTCTTCTAATTACTCCAACAGGTGACTCTGCTACTTCTTTATTATTAGTCTTAGATATTTCAACTTCTTCTGCTACTCCTTCAGCCTCTTCCTGAGTAGTAGGATTAGAACTACTTGGAACATGATCTGCTTCTGCAATACCCTCATCAGTCTTAACAGGTTTAGTTCTGTACCCACTAAAAGGTAAGAACCCAGTGTCAGGAACATTCTTCATCACTGCTGTGTACTGGTTGTATCCAAGCACACCCATGATGATAGGCATTTGAGCATCTTCACCATCCATGAAGAAACCATACACAAAATTACCCTGCCTTAAATTAGGGGTACTAACAGATCCTCCAGATACTCCAGCAGTAACTGGGAGCATCACAGATGCCCAAGGAAGATCATCATCAGTTAAATCTCCAGGAACAGCAGTATGATACCCCATGATCCTGACTTTATATCTAAAGTCAAAACCTTTCTGCCCTTTGGTACTTTTAGTAGGGACTCCTGGGAAATTACCTGCCCATTTAGTTTCATCTACTACTTGTCCAATCCACCATATGAATCCATCTCTTCCGAGGAAATGGCTTTTTATAAATCCAGGATCATCCATTAATCGTCGTATACTCTACACTCTAAGGAGTCAGGATGATTATCACAATATACTTCTAAGTGCTGATCCTCATGTCTTGTATGCCAATCATTAATCTTACCCTCATTCTTATCAACTTCTGATTCATCATGTGCATGAAAGGCATCATTATGCATTTCTAAATCTGCCTCAGTATATTCAATCATACCATGATTAACATGCTCTTTATGATCTTTAGGATCTAGATATACTTCATGTTCTAGATCGTGGTTTGGAGTTTTAGTTGTCATAGTTTCAATCCGATTTAAAAGGTTTTCTTCCAAAAGTATCTCTGACAAGAGTTAAACTAGTATAAGTTTCTCTTGGCGTAAGATTATGACATAGACTTGATATCATATATAGTCCCCCACTTTTCTTATTGATTGTTGTGTTAGGATCAGTAGTTAATTGAGGGAACTCACAGTAAATCAAGTCTCCAGCACGAAGGCTAAAGTCTCCTGCTATCATAATATTTATTTTGATTGAGAACATTTGATTGTATCTCATCACAGATTGTACCATAGTTTGAGTAGCATCGTAAGTAGATTGTTCAGGATCATCCTTCCATGCTTTCAATTGCTCATCTATATTCTTACCAGCAGGAAGAGTTCCTACATCCAAAACTCTATTCATTAATCTAGAAACTGGCAACCTAAATTCATCAGCAACAGAATCAATCTCATCAGCACCAGCAGTCACAATTTTTCCCTTACTTCCTCCTTCATTCTCATTACTTCCTCCTGCTTCATCAACACTAAACTTCCTCACTTTATAATTCATTGCATAGAAATCAAAGAACAAAGTTCTATTTGCATAAGCACCTGCAGATAAATTACTATGAAGATCAATGTCTCTATCAATATCATATGATAATATCTTTCCTTTATACTCTCCACTCTCAGGATTATCTGCTGTGTTACTGAAAATATAGTTTCCTTTAGCTTCTTGTCCAAACAAAACATCAATAGATCTAAAGTTAAATCCATCATGAGTTTCATAAAAAAGATACCCTGCTGCTCCACCAATCTTACCTGCTGTAGCTGGGATAGATTTGGATGCTAACCAAGTACAAACATAAAAAGGTTTCCTATCATTACCTATAAAATTATAACGAATAGAAGTTTCATCTACATTAACTTCCTTCTTAGTTTTTATACCAGCATCTTTTGAAGTTGCTTTTGTAAGAATATCTTTAACATTGTCAGATATTTTACCCTCATATCTTTTTACTACTCTACATTGCTCATTGGCAAGTAATTCTCTAGACGTAAAATCTATAGCATAAACATCTTTCTGAGTTCCTGCAATAACATTCCTAACTCTATTAACATACAACTTATTTTCATCTTTAAATTTTAAAACATTACCTTCATGATCTTCAATCACAATATTACATGGTTCTCCTCCTCTTACAGGAAGACCATCAAGAATTCCAGTGTTACCCATACTATTAACATCACTCCCTCCAGTCTCAGCAATAATCACAGTCAAAGATATTGAGTTAGACAATACATCTTCATAATATTTTATATCACTCAAAATATCTGCAATATCAATAGACTTTCCTTCATCCTTAGCTTGCGATAAAACAAACTCCCTAATATTTCCTGGTCTGGTTGATTCTTTAGTGGCCATTATTAACTCTTATAAATTTTTGATTTAACTAAAACTTCATACTGACTATTTACTATAGTTGATTTATCTACTGGAAGAACAAGCAATCCACCCTTACCAGCTTGACTCGGTGCTGCTGCTTGTCCTCCTCCTTCATCAATCACTACAGTAGGTTCTTCATCTGCACCATCTTCATAGGATGCTGATGATGAAATAGATTCTACATCTACACTGCTACTTTGTTCTCCTATACTAGCAAGATCTCCTTGAACAGATCCTTCTTCTTTAGGAGGGAAGAAAGAGTCTTTCAATAATTTAAATTTATCACCAGTTTTTTTAGGATTTATCATCCACAAAACATTAGGTATCTCCTTACCCATCAAAAGGGATGCAGGTCCTAGCAGAACTTTTATTCCAGTCTTTAAAGCATTCCAAATTTTTTCCTTAGATCCAAATCCAAATCCAGGTATCCATTTTGGAGGATCTTTAGGAAGATCTGGTATCTTCAACTTAGGTATTCCTTCATAGAACCTACCGAAAGATGCACCTAACCAATTCATTACTTTCTTACCTCCAGAAAGTATCTGCATAAACTTATCTTTTAATTTCTTACCTGCTCCTGCCCATCCATCCTTACCTTGAAATCCTTCATAAAGAACATCACCCACAAATTCTCCTGCTATCTCACCCACTATCATTCCTATAGGACCTAATGCTAGTCCCAATCCACCGCCAATAGCAGCACCAGCAGTCTTAAATAATGTCTTACCTATTGGATCACCTGAGAACATGGAGGTGATAGCAACCAATAGAGGACCAATGACTGGTATCTTAATTGCCTTAGCACCCTTCACCAATGTCTTTCCTACTGTCATCAGAGTCTTAGCTGCTCCCTTACCAAACCATTTAATAATAAGACGATTAGCTCCCCTCTTTAAACCATGCTTTAATATTTTAGAACCAGCCCCACCACCAGGTAAGAATGATTTAATTTTAGAACCTACATTCTTTATAAAACTCTTTCCTGTGTTTAATATATTACCAGCAAATGTCTTACCTTGATTTATTGCATTTGCTATTTTTGGAAATGCTTTAGCACCTGCATTTATTATAAGCTTTATGGCATCATCTACCCATTTCATTGCACCCTTTACAAACCCAAAGAGTTTACTTCCTAATGCTTTAAACCCTTTAAAGATTAAATTACCTATAGATTTAAATGGACGCAATGCTAAACTAAATGCCTTACCTATACCAGCCTTAAGTGCTTTAACTCCCTTAAGTAAAGTAGGTAATCCTTTTTTAAGAACTTCAATACCAATTCTGAATGCTAAGATAACATCTCTTGCTCCATTCATTAAAGCAGCAATCAAAGAACCAAGAAGAGTCATGGTAGCAAACTTAGCCATCCTTGCTAAGAAATTATCAGCTGGATCTTTAAGTGGTTTTAATAACTTCTGTCCTATACCACTCTTTTTAGATTCTAATTCCTTTTCTCTCTCCTCTTTTTTTAACTTGGCATTTAATAATCTTTGATCCTCTATCCTATCGATAGTATCCTTATTATTATCATTTATAGCAACCTTAATAGCATCCACATTAGTTTGAATCTTGGTTAAAGATTCCATAAATGAAGTAAGACCTAACTCTGCTGCAGCATTACCACTTACTTTAACTATTTCTCCACCTGTTTCTTTAGGTTTGACAAGATCTATTTTACCACCTGGACTAGCAACTAGATCTGCCTTAGGTCTAACATCTAAAGCACCTCCTTTATCCTCCTTACCCATCATTTTCTTTGCTACATCCTTACCCTTCACCTTTTTCTTTTTCAACTTTGCCTTGACGGCCTTCTTCCCCATATTCTTAAGCAACTGCTTACCCATATTCATTAATATTTTTCCTGTTATTGCTGGCATCTTAACTCATTATATTATAGAGTGATTTGATCACAGGAATAGTCATATTATTAGGATCACTAGAAGAGAATGAAGTAGATTTGTTTCCAGAGTCTGATCGAGATGATCCTCCAGCAGCACCAGCAGCACCACCCCCACCTACTACTATTACACCACCACCTTTTTTATTAGGCATAGGAATATCAGGAGGTACTATTCCACCACCAGCAAACTTCATCATCTGAGGTTGATTAGTTCCACCACCAGCAGCATTCATTGCCATTAATTTATCAGGACCAATCATATTAACAGCACCTTTACTCATCACAAACTCACCTGGAGTAAGCATTGCAGGAACTGTATCTTTATTACCCGAACCAGGAACTTTTCCTCCTTTATTAAATTGCATAGGAAAAGACCCAAGTATATCATCTCCTACTGGATAAGGAGCAGGTACAAATCCTCCCCCATAAAATCCTTTCACATTTTCCTTAGAAGATATACCATCAGCACCATCTTTTCCTACAGCAGATATACCATCTACACCATCCCTTCCTACAGAAGATATACCATCAGCACCATCAATACCCATAGAAGATATACCATCAGCACCATCAATACCCATAGAAGATATACCATCAGCACCATCAATACCAGCTTCTCCATCAACTCCATCAATTCCAGACTCACCTTCCATACCCTCTACCAAACCACCACCAGCCATTCCTACTGCTTCATTCTTTTCTTGAGCTGTTTTGGATAAAGGTATGAACTCAAACTGAGGAGGTCCAGGAACTAAAGGAATTTCTGGTGCTGGTATTGGAGGAATCTTAAGTAATCCAGTTGCTTTATTAAGAGCATCAAGCAATGAAGCCACTCCTTTATTAATACCACCAATAATAAAATTCATCGGAGCTCCAGTGATATCCCATAACCCTTTCATTACTGAGTTAACTAATCCAATAATAAAATTAAAAAATCTTTTAATAGGATCTAAAAATTGAGCAGGATCTTTTAAAAGATCCATCAATCTATTAACTACTGATCCTATAAAGGTCATAGTTAAAAACTTCAATAATCTATTAAGAAAATTTCCAACTGGTTTGGTGATGGGTTCTAGTAACTTATCCTTTATACCTTTCTTCTTTTCTAAATCTGCTTCTCTCTTCTTTTTCTTATCAGCAAGAATAGCTTGCCTCATCTCATCATCTCTCTCGTCAGCAAGGTCTCCTTGAGTTACTAATACATCTTTAATTTCTAAAGTACTTTGATTAATCTCATCAAGTTTATCTTTAACATCTCCATTTAAAAATGCAATAACATCATCCTTCTTACCTCCATCCTCTGCCATCTCTTCTTCACTATCTGGTTTGATATCTTGAGGACGGAAGGTAGTGCCAGGAAGAAGTTTAGCTCCACTAATAGTAGTTTTCTTTTCTTTAGCTTGAACTTTTCTAGATCCCTTTACCTTTTGAAATTCTTCTGTAAGAGTTTGTATTCTAGGATCTTTTGCATCTTTAATTGTTAATTTTATTATTGCTTCTTTAAGTGATCTTTTATATCCATCCCCATCAAGCTCGTCAAAATCATATCCCATTTCTTCTAGGATATCTAATACAGGATCTACTGTTGGACGAGTGCTAGGCATTAGTTACTTGCTTGTTGCTTTAATTTTTCATCTTCCAGATGTTGTTTAAGCATACCGACATAAATGTCTCTCTCCCAAGGGATTAAGTTTTCAATCTCTGTTAATGAATATTTATGGTACTGAAGTAAAGCGAAATTAATTCTATAATAGCTTTCCAGATCCATATGCATCAAGCCTAAGCGAAAAAAGACGATAACCCTTCCAATACTACAGTGCTTTCAACTTTAGTCTTAGGATTTTTAAAGGTAACACTATGAGATAACTTAGGCATTGTCTCAAAGAACTTTTCAATCTCCTTGAACTGCATACTATTCATCTGCTCTAAGAAATCTTTCACTTCTTTCTTAGTACAGTCTGCAGTTGACCATACTTCTTCTTCATTATAAATTTTATCAATAGAAGATGCTATCAAATCAAATGACTGATCCATTCCTGGTTCACCAGTAAAATCAAAATTACTTTTAATGAATTGATCTAAAGATGGATACTTCATCTCCATAATTAAACTCTCATCCAACTTAACTTTATTAGTATGCTCCTCACTCTTTTGTATTTTTATATCATCTATATTAATAGTCACAGGGACTTGTGTTTCACCATCATCAGGAGCAATTAAATTAACTTCAACCTCCTCACCAACAGACTTGCCTCTAATGTTAAGAAACAAATATTCTATATCAAAAGTAGGAAGACTCTCTACCTTTATCCCTCTAGTCTGAATACAATTCTTCAATACTGTTTTAATAGCAGTAGAGATATCTTTTGTACTTTCAGTTTCTAAAGCTAAGACTAAAAGTTTTTCTTCTTTAACTAGGAAGGGTCTGTATTTAACTTTCTTTCCTGTAGATGGCAACTCAAGTTCATAAGTTGGCGTAACAATGGTAGGTAATGGCATAATAATTCATTCAGTATTGTATTTAGAAACGTTCGTTTCCAAACCTATCTGTAAATCCACTAGGTTCATTTTCAACATCTCTCCAAGTTTCAATTCTATTTCCTGACACATTAACATTCCTACTATTAGTACTTAAAGTTCCATTGATAGGAATACCAGAAGAAAAACTTACAGCTCCTTCACTCACCAAATTACTATTCCTTTCCATTACATATCTAATAAAATTAAAAGATACATTACACTTCAATACCTCACTTCCATCATAAGAAACTGGCATAGAAGTTAATGATAATGGAAATGCTTTAACAAAAGTATAGTCCAAACTAGTTCTAAAGGTAGTACTACTTCCCTCTAAAGAATTAGAATAATAATTATAATCTCTAGTGAAATGATCTTTCTCAAACTTAGTTAAGAATATATTTTCCTTATAGGTAGAAGGATAAGCCATTCTATATCCAACATAAGCACCTTTAGAAGAACTAATATTATTAACTCCTGTTATATAATTCATCCACCCTTCTATCAATTCAATTACTTTATAATTTCTATCAACATAAAAAGTTAATCCTATTGTTTCATCATACATTCTCCTATAAGCCATCTTCTCAGTGACTCCATGATAATCATTATTAACTTCATGAGTAGTTAAACTAGAACCTGGAAGAGCAGCTTCACAACATAACAAATTAATATTATCATAATCGAAATTATTTAATCCAACCCTTCTCCTTACAGCATCAGGAATAACCAAAGTCAATCTATATAAAGAAGATTGCGCTGTATTCAGCAACCTAGCCTTTACTTTAGATACCGTTAATTTTTGCGGCTTGACACCTGCCATCTATAAATATTTTAGATTATATATTATGTATAAGAGATGGCTGAAAGTATTAAGAGTAGGTACAAACC